ACCCAGAAGATATCGAACAGATACGTGGTTGGATTAGTTTGCTAGACCAAGGTGTTAACGTCAGAGCTTCTGGTAGCAGACACTGTGGCAAAGGTCTAATGATTGCGGGTAAGCCTGGCCGCGGTAAATCAACGGTGGCTGTTGCAACCATCCAAGATATCATGAGGCTATCGCCCCCGTCTGCCTTTGACGTAGAGGATGGGCTGACTCTTATACGTCCTTGTTACTTTATGACCTTTAATGATGTGCTTGCTTTATCAGGTCGCATGATGGATAGCCCGACAGACTGGGAGGAGGTCCTCTACTATGGTCTCTTAGGTGAGGCGCACGACTCCTACAACATCCGAGTCCTAGTGATTGATGACGTAGGCAAGGAGCACGCTAGCTTAAGTGGGTGGCAGAAGAACGTTTTGCATCATGTACTACGTACACGGTTCAATCTTGGACTGCCAACCATAGTAACCACTAACGTCAGTCTTGACGACTGGGGTAGTCTTTACGGCGATGCTACCGAGAGTTTTGCTAAGGAAGCGTTTATGTATTTGCCAATGGTTACTAACAAAGGAGACCTACGAGAATGAGCAAGGTAATGGAAACTAAACTAGTACAAGTGTTTCTTAGTCAAACACAGTCACCTGGTCCTGGTATCTATGAAGTATCAGTGGACGATAGTAACAAGCTGTACTGCACCTGCCCTGGTTATCGTGGTCGCAATACTTGCAAGCATGTTAAGTTTGTAAGCGCACGCATCAAAGCAAACGGTGGCGATAATTATCCGTTAGAGTTTTCTAGCCGTGCGTCCAAAGACGATATAAGTAATGCCCGTTCATCAAAGGAAGCCTTTAGGGAGTTTGTAATAAACTTCGGCAAGATAGAAGTCTTTTAATGAAGAATGGGGATATCAGTAACGAACTCCCCAGAAGGATATTAGTTACCACAGACATTATTATGGATGTGGAGATGACAGTAAAGCGTAAGCTTTTAGTAATCCCATCCGTAAAAGTAAATAAAAAGTTTAGACGTGATGCTTTGTCCTATTTGTATATTTTTACAACTAGGGCTGGTTTTACCCTGGAACTTATATCCTTTGAGTTAGATAACGAAACTTTATCTGAAACTATGGATGCACTTGACAACATGGGTACCAACCCATTTAGATACTACACGGCGTATGAATCGGACAAACACTTGCTCAGCGAACTTCCCTATCGACCTGAAGTAGTTGGTGTAGTTGATGTAGACTCTCGCCTCTTACGTTACGGACACTGGGGAAGGACATTCGCTGACTTACAATGAACAACGAACTACGACTATTAAGTAAAGTATTAGAGAGCCGCGACCTCGCCCCATTATTCGACCGTGGTGTTAAAGACGCATGGTTTGTAGATGGTGAAGTAAAACGCGTATGGGTTTTTGTACGCGACCACTTCTCTAAGTATGCAGAGTGCCCAAGCCTTGAGGTAGTAACTCAAAACTTCCCATCATGGAAGCAGCACGAGTCCCCTGACGCCCTAGAGTATTTAATTGACAGCGTTGTTGCTACACGCCGTTCCTCTTCATTCTTAAAGATGTTGGAGTCTGCCGCTACTACATACGGCTCTACTAAAGACCACGAAGAAGGTCTACGTATAGTTCAAGCTGGCATCATTGGTTTAGAAGAAGATGGGCTAGGTAAGACTAGCGATGTAAACCTTATTGATGAACCACAAAAGCGTTGGGACGAGTACACCTTCCGTAAAAACAACCCAGGGTTACTTGGAACAGCAACAGGGTTCCCTAGTGTTGACCAGGTTACGGGTGGTCTACAGCCTGGTCAGTTGATTGTAATTGTTGCTCCACCTAAGACTGGTAAGTCAACTGTTGCTTTGCAGTTTGCACAGAACGTTCACCTACAGGACAAGTCAGTTATGTTCCAGTCATTTGAAATGAGTAACCACGAACAGCAGACTCGTTATGACGCTATGCGAGCGCGTATCTCACACTCACGTCTTATCAATGGTTTGCTAGATAACGAAGAAGAAGCACGGTATCAAGCAAAGCTTCGTTCTATGGAGAACATGCGTAAGCCATTCTGGTTAGTTGACTCAGCCAACGGCTCTACAGTCTCTGGTATATCTAGTAAGTTGTCGGTGCTACATCCAGACATCGTATTTATTGACGGTGTTTATTTAATGATTGACGAGCAGACTGGTGAAGCTAACACTCCACAGGCTATTACTAATATTACCCGCTCTCTAAAACGTATGGCTCAGAAGTACAAGGTGCCAGTTGTTATTACAACTCAGGTTCTTAACTGGAAGATGCGTAAAGGTCAAGTAACTGCTGACTCAATTGGTTACTCATCATCCTTCCACCAAGATGCTGACGTCATCTTTGGTCTACAGCGTGAAGATGAAAACGTAGACGACACTCGTATCTTGAAGGTGCTAGAAAGCCGTAACTCTGGACGTATGGAGATATCGCTTATCTGGGATTGGAGCACAGGTACCTTTAGAGAGATTGACGTAAATGACATCTAGCATCGAAGACACACTAGAAGTCCTTGGTCTTAAGATTGTTTCCATTAGGAACAGTGAGATACAACTGCACTGCCCCGCTCATAAAGAGCGTACAGGTAAAGAAGATAATAACCCGTCCTTTTGGATTAACGGAGAGAACGGTTTATTTATTTGTTTTTCTTGTGACTGGAAGGGCGGCTTACAAACTTTAGTCAACTACTTAGGTGGGACTATCGACGCCACCATAGATGTAGATGTAACAGTGACTAGATTAGCTGCTCGTATAAAGCAGTTAATCGAAGGGGAACGGCCTAAGCAAGAAGAGTACGCGCCTATTCATGAGTCGATGCTTCACGCTTTCAGACAGGTGCCCGACGATATTTCCCTGAGCAGAGGTTTATTACCTGAGGCAGTAGCTAAATATGGAGTGAAGTGGAACCATAATCAGAGCAATTGGATTATCCCTATCAGAGACCCGATTACTAATAAACTTTTAGGATGGCAAGAGAAGGGCCATAAGACCAGGTTCTTTAGAAACACTACGGGTGTTAAAAAAAGCGAAGCCTTGTTTGGATACGAGCACTACAAAGGTGGGGACATGATTGTTGTTGAGTCTCCGTTAGATGTTATTCGCTTAGCTTCTTTAGGTATAGAGGGGGCTGTTGCCACTTATGGGTGCGCCGTATCACATACTCAGTGGAGCATGATTAGGGGAGCGACTAGACCTATTTTTGCCTTAGACAATGACGACGCGGGCAGGTCTTGCACAGAAGAGTTAAGGTTTAAGGCTATGGATATCGGTCTGTCTTCTTGGTTTTTTAACTATGCACAGACGGACCAAAAAGATGTAGGCGGGATGTCTCGCAAAGAGATTGAGTGGGGTTTGCAAAACGCAAGACACATACTAGGGTATATGCCATGAGCAGCAGTGCTAAGTGGATGGACGCAGGCCCTCTGCGTGACTATCTAGAGAAGGTATCAGCAGAGAATAAAGAGCGAGCTAAGTATTGTTCTTTCTGTGATAAGCCCACTGCAGACCATTGGGAAGCCCTAAGAGGCTCACCCACTTTAATAAGAGCATGTAAAGAGTGTTGTCCAGAGGAGCACGAATGATTATCGGGTTAACAGGGTACGCACAGTCAGGTAAAGATACGTTGGCTGAGATACTAGTTCAAAAGTATGGCTACACACGTGTTGCGTTTGCCGACCCTATTCGTGAACTTCTTTACGAGATGAACCCTGCAGTCAAAGACGGGGGCTACAGACTTCAAGGTGTTGTAGATGGCTATGGCTGGGATGTGGCGAAAACTGCGTTTCCAGAGGTTCGCAACCTTCTACAGAACTTAGGCGTAGGCGCTCGCAAAACATTTGGTGAGGCCTTCTGGGTACAGCAAGCCTTACGCAAGGTTCACTTTGAAGGTAACTTTGTTATTACTGATGTGCGTTTTCCTAATGAAGCTGACGCTATCCGTAAGTATGACAACTCCCAGATATGGCGTATCAAGCGCCCTGGAGTAGGTGCCGTTAACCCTCACGTATCAGAGACAGCCATGGACGGAGAGCGGGTTGACCAGATATTTGTTAACAGTGGTACGCTTGAAGACTTAGAGGTCTTAATTGCTACAAGGATGAGAGCGTACGTTTAATGCAATATTGGTCATGGCTATTGGCAATCATTGGGGTTGCTGGCATTTACTTCGTGGGTCGCAAGACTATTTGGGGATGGCTTGTACTTCTATTCAACGAGTGCTTATGGATTACCTATGCCCTTATTACAGACCAATACGGATTTATATTCTCAGCCCTTGCCTATGCTTTGGTTTATATCAGGTCATATATCCACTGGTCTAAAGAACGCGTCAACGAGATACCGCTGTGACCTTTACTGGCACCCTCTTGCCCTACCAACCTGAAGCCGTCGATAAGATGTGCGAGCGCGGTAAGGTTTTGGTTGCCTACGACTTGGGACTAGGCAAGACTGTCTTAACTATCGCCGCTATAGAAAGGCTGATGGATACCAAGAAAGTAAAGGAGCCTGGTCTTATAATTTGTCTATCTTCATTGAAGTATCAGTGGGCTGGACAGATTGAGAAATTTACAGGTGGAACTTCAAAAGCTTTGGTTATTGATGGAACGCCGAAGAAGCGTGCAGAACAATACGCCGAAGCAATGGACTGGCGGAATACAGGGATTGATTACATTATCCTTAACTATGAGCAAGTTGTTAACGACTGGGATTCCATCAAAGACTTACCAAGAGGATTCGTTATCCTTGACGAAGCCACAGCCATCAAGTCCTTCAAATCCAAACGTTCCCGAGCAGTAAAGAAGTTAATCAATGCGCCATATAGATTTGCACTCACTGGTACTCCGATTGAAAA